TTCCCGCTCTTAATGCAGCCTCATCAAAAGCTGTAAGAACAGCAAACATTTCATTGTCTACAAAATAATTTTCTAATGGCCCCCATTTTCTACCCACTAATTTATTGCCCGCAAATTTATCTCCACTAAGTTCTGGAAGGTTAGGGTCTTCAACACTAGGTGCAGAAACAAAATCACCGAGACCTACTTTCAATAAGTCCTCATACATTCTATCAGATGCTATTGTCTGTGAAACTTTACCTACAGTTGTAATATAATTATTAAAAGGATCATTTATATTTCCTAATAAATCTTTTATTTCATCTGGAAGGTTTTCATTTCTAGGTTTAAATATAGATGTATTTGCTGTTATAACATTTCCAAAACCTTTACTAAAAATACTTAAAGCTCCAGATTCTTTTCTTAGTATGGTGTCTATTTTTTTTTCTGCTGCTTCTCTAAGTTTATTTTCAGATGCTCCTTCATATTCACTTTGCTGTTTTAAAGCTCCCATCATAAACAAAGTAGCTCTCTCTTTTGTTTCATTTGTAGGAGACCATGATTGTTTACCATAAAGCTTGTAGTTTCTGTGCATATATATACCTCTGTTTGCATCTACAACAACTGATAAATCATCATTTATTAAACCTTCCTCTATTAAAGTTGTACTAAGACTATCCATATGATATCTTAATCTATTTATAGCTCTTTTTAATTCAATGTTATCCTCTGCTTTCCTTAATTGTTTATCTGTTAAAAGATCTTGTATTCTTTGGTGTCCAAATTTAGATTCTAAAAGATTTCTTTTACCTTCAGCATCTAACTTTTTATACTCATCAGTATTTTTAGTCTGCTCCATCTGATCCTTTATAACTTGTTTTAATTTTTTAACATTTTCATTCGCTTGATAAAGTTGATAGTTCACGCTACTTTTTGAGTAAAGCATAATATCTTTTATATCTTTTCTACTATGAGTTCCAAAAGGTTTTAAAAGTAATTTAGAGGCTCTTATATCATATCTTCTTTGAGCATCATATCTACTGCTTTTAAATTCAAGTGATGTATCTCCATCATCTGTTTTAGATAAATTAATTCTGCTACCCCATATACCTGTACCTGTTAAAAATTTACCAAACCTATAGTCTGCATTTACTATCGCTTCTTTTATATCAAATAAAAATCCAAAGTTTTCATCTACGTATTGAGTTTTTATTTTATGATTATTTAATTGAAATCTAGTTTCAGGATTAGATTGTATTGGCGACCAAATATCTGCAGACAACTCACCATCTCTCTCGTATAAGAATCCTTGAAATCCTATATCCTCTGCAACCTTTGCTATCTCTTCAGTCTTATCATAGTTTATATCCTTTGCATCTACATTTACAATAGTTACGTTATCACTATTTTCATTGACAACTCTTTTTATATCAGCATTATTTTTAGGATAGTTTATTTGAAATCGTAGACCTTCCTCTGTTTTTTCAACAGGCATAATGTTTACACTATCAGACATCTCCATGTCTCGTATAACTATTTTTAATTTACCTATACTTCTATTTAAAAAATTAATATTATCTGTATCATAATTCAAAGTTGCTACAGATCTTACACCTTGTGCTTTAAAAGTATTTATATTATCATCTGCTATTTTATTTAAATCTAAAGGATCTTTATTTAAAGGATACAATCTATCTATTGGAAATAAAGCTTTGTTTTTAAATCCATCTACATTTAAATTACTATTGTCATCTTTATTTAGATTGTAATATAATCTAGGTCTGCTCCAATTTAATCTTTCTTCTTTAGAATGCTCAGTTAAATCTTCAGATATTGGATCTGTAATCCCTGACTCTACATTTGTAAAATTATACAGAGTTGTTATTCCATCTTGTATATCCATGTACGGATAGTCTTCTTGAAGACTAAAATAACTATCATAAAGATTTACTGCTTTATCATGGTCTATTATTATTTTAGAATCATTGGTTCTTTGAAATTTAATTATACCCTCTTCATTTTTTACAGTGGTGGTATAGTCATCAGTAAATACACTTCTTACTTGATTCTCAGGATCAAAGACTGCTATATTTTTAACTGAGCCTTGTATATCTCCAATGTTTTCTCTAACATAATATGAATCAAATCCTGACTCTTGTATATAGTGTGTAAACTTTTCTATCTCTTCCCAGTTATTATCAACCTCTAGCTTTTGTTTTAAGTCAGTAATTTCTTTATCTAATTGCTTATCAGTAATTGCAGAGTCTTGTCTTTTTAAAAAATCAGCATAAGACTTTAATATTAAATCTATGTGCTCTGAGTTTTCATAGTCCCAAATTTTTTCAGCTTTTATATAAACAGGAATTACATTTGATTGTGGGAGTTTTTCTCCAGCTTGTCTTCTCTCTTCTATTTCCTTATCAGATAATTTAGAAAAACTTTCTACGTCATAATTTGTAGCTCCTGCAAAGTAATTTGCTATATCAGCATCAGATGTAAAAAAAGTAGACCTAGGCAGCAGATCATTAGTTCTTTTACTTCTAAGGCTACTCTTTGTAAAAAAAGCATCGAACACTTCACGAGTTCCATGGAGCATTTTTAAAGGTTCACCTTTTTCATTTACTACTTTAGATTTTCCAAACCACTCTTTAAAACCTTTTGCTTTTTGAGCTGGAGCTTTTCTAAATCTTAAGTAATTAGATATTTGAAATCTAGAAAATTGTAAATCACCTCCAGTAAAATCATCTTCTGTTTCAACTTCAGTAATAGCTCCATATCTCAAGGTAGCCATAACTCTTGCTTTGTCCATATCTTTTAATCTTCTTGGACTTCTATTTTCTTTTCTTGATCTTTCAATTTCAGCGTTACTAGCAAAATTAGGAAAGGCTTGAACTACATTTGCAAACTTATCAAACATAAAAAAGTCAGATCCAGCTATTGTGTAGGGATATCCAGGATGATGATACTCATCTGCCTCTGTAGTTTTTATAACTGGAGCATCAACATCAACACTTAAAACGCCAACTAAATCTCCTGGTTTAGCATTTTCTATTATAGGTTCACTAACTGATGATAAAAATTCATTTACATTTTCAAATCCTAAAGATTTAACAAGCTTTTCAGTTACTAATTTTTTCATAAAGCTGTGTCTTTCTATAGTTCCAACTTTCTTTAGGTTAGTAAAAAAATCAGAAACTGTTTTAAAGTCTTCTTCTCCTGTTATTTCATTTAGTCTTTTTAATATAGCCTTCTCACTTAAAGGGGTAGTTAAATCATTTTCATTTTTTAGTATAGCATTATTTATTTCTTTCTCAATATATTCTATAAAGTTAGCATTACTTAATATACCATTATTAGCTTGAGACATGAATACTATTTTATTAGCTTTTTTCTTTTTTAATCTATTTAAAACAGTATTGGCTTGAGCCTCTGTAGTAAAAGCCCAACCTCTAGATCCCTCTAATAGTGGGTATAATATTCCTCCTCTCATCCTATGAGTAACCCCCGTCTTACTTGTTATCATACCTGCAACACTTTTATCTATAGGGGAAACTAAAACTGTTACACCATTTAAAGATTGTATAGGAATAGTTTTTAAATTTTTAGTTTTAAATCCTTTTCTTTCTATTTTAGATTTACTTATAGTTCTTTCAGATGTATCTCCCTCCTCTATATTTAATTCTTCTGTAATAACCTCTTCTCCTTGCTCATCTGTTCCTTGTCTGTTTTTATCTAATTGTTTTTGAAGTCTTGATTCCGTACTCGTGTTTCCAAATGTTATTTCTTTGTCTCCTATATTAATTAAAGTTCCATCATTTATAGCTCTTTTAAAAGTTGATTGTATTTTAGCAGCAGACATATCTCCTAAAGTTAAAAGATCAAGAGATTTTTTTTCTGATAATTTATTTATAAAACTTGATCCAAATATAGATTGCAAAAACTCTTTTATAATTTGAATTACTTGACCTTTAATACTTTTATCTGAATTAAATTTTTGAGCTGCAGCATCTGCCATCATCTCTGCAAAAGCTTCCTCAATAATGTAAGAGTCAAGTTTTTTACCTTCAAGTCCTTGTGATAAAGCTATATCTTCATATACACTTTTAGCGTAGTTATAGTAAGTAGATTTTTTATATTGTCTTTCAGTTTCATCAAAATATCTTTTTTGAATTATACTTTCCTTTATTGTTTTTTCTATCTTTTCATATACTGCTTTACCTTCATCAGTTTGTTTTAATGCTGAAACTAATGGGTGTACTATTTCATGAAACGCAGTATTAAGTTGCATATTACCAGCATTGATATATACCTTACCATCAGGAGCATAAAAAGCAGTAGCTTCATTTGCAACTTTATCTGGTGACATACCTTTTCCTAGTTTAACTTTTTGCTGTATTAATAAATTTTTTAAAGATTTTAATATCAAAAATTTAGAACCTTATTTTGATAAAGGAGATCCTTACCATTGTTATTGTCATAAAACTACTAGGCTGATGAAGGAGAAATT